AAGATGCTCTCGTTCCCGCTCGTGTTTCGGGCGGTCACGCGATAAACGTAGTCCTGGGTAACGAACACCACAGGTCCAGGCTCGGTCCACTGGATCGGGTCCGGTCCCTGCGGCACAGTCGCCACTTCGACAAAGCCAGGGCAGTTGGGTGGAGCTGGCAGCGGATCGGTGCAATCAACGGCCGCTCGATAAACGCCGTAGTCCAACATATCCGACTCCGTGTTCGCATCCCAATAGATCGGCAAGCCGAAGTCGTGATCCACGACCTGACCGTGGGCGATTCCTCCCACCAGGAACAGAAAGAGTAGGAACCAATAAATCTTCAGTATTCCTTCCATGATGGTATCCTCCTTTGGGGATTGTTAGTGTTGTGGTTTCAGCTCTATTTTCTCTTGCTCGTCAAGGACTCAATGCCAAAGTTGTCTCGAATCCGCAACAGCAACTGCTCAGTTACCGTGTACAGCATTGCCTCACCGCAATCGTAATGCGTCATGTACAGACCGATGTTCGAGGCCACCCACATGGCGCAATCATTCGGGTCGATATCCCTCTTGTTCAGCCACATTCTCAGCATCGACCTCGCCCTGTCCCGGTTGTTCTTATCCTTGATAACGGCATCCAGGATCTTCATGGCTGGCTCGAGGAATCGCTGGCTCTTTTGGAGAGAATCCATCGTTTTCTGAGCCCTCTCTTTCCCGCCGACAGTCGTTTCATAGATCGTTTCGCCAATGGCCGTCACCACTTCGATATCGGTCCTGTCCCTCTTCGTTCCCGTTTGAGTCACGATCCCCGCCAGCATCCAGATCAGGAAGTCTATCGCCTCTTTGTAGTCGTCCTGATACAGCCTGTGGGTCACCGTGAACAACTGAACCCCGAATCGCTCCACCTTCCACTCCCTGTGCCTCCGGATGAATCGTTCCATGGCCTCCAAACCCAACTCCATCGATTGGGGTTCCGCGCACATGATCAGATCCCTTCCCCACAACGCCTTTCTCAGTAGATCCGGTGGCAAAGGTATCCCAGGAGCGGCCAGAGTCATGATTCTCGCCAGGGCTTCAGCGTCGAAATCAGCTTTGGGAAGCGCAATTACGGGTGGGAGCCCCTTCACCGAGAACGTCTTGGGGGGTTTCTTCATCTTCTTGGACAATTCACTGATGATGGCCCCTATCGGCACCACATCCATCATCAACAGCAGCCAGTATTCCTTGGAATCCAGGGCATTAAACAGCTCATCTGCGTCATTTTCAGGAAATAGCTCGGTTATGCGTTCCATGAGAGTACAGGCGTATGCACTGTCGAAGGATAGGAGCAGGGAGCATCATCCCCATTAGAGCAGCTGGCGATTCCCCTTCAGTTATTGCCAGCCATCCCCAAAGCGCGCCTAGCTGCTTGCCTCCATTATAACAATCCTCCGTGGTTTCATGTGAAACCTTTAGAACATCTGAGGGTCTATCACTACCAACTTGTCCGGATCCCCCGACACCGGGCGACCCCATCCGTCATAGTACCCCTCCTTGGTGAAGAAATATTCGGTCCCACCCTCGCATTTGATCTTGTTCAGGTGCTCCCCCTCCGTCACTTCAACGGGCATCGGCAACTGAATCTTCTGGCACTTTCCATCCTCACTCACCACCACTAGGTACATTATTCGTGCGGTCCTGTCGGGTTCGTCCGCTGCTCGTTGGACCAGCTCAGAAATCCCTCCATTTCCGAAGGAAGCCCCCCGGTGTGAGTGATCCAGTCGGCCAGCAATTCATCCAGCATCCGGTGTAGAAACACATGACGCCTCTTGTGAGATTCCAGGTCCGTCACCGGCCCATACTCAACCGGTGTCTTTTCTGCCATTGAACGCCCTCCTAGGTTGTGGAGAACAGATGTGAAGGTTGTGACTCATTTCCCTATCCTGTTAAAGAGTGCTTGTACTAACAATCCCAAACTGTGGAGCTGGCCCATGATCTCAGCCGCCAAACCAAAACCACCTTTCACGCGCCAAGGCCGTTGTCGCGCTAGCCACAATGTGGCCGACCAGCTCCCGCCATCGTTTGAGCCATTTCCACTCTAACACCCATCATGCTCCGCAAGCTAACACTCCCCGGTGGGAGCCCCGCTAACACTCCCAACTGAATCGCCCCGGCCCCGCCCACATTGAGGGGTATGGTCGGCTAGTAGGCCATGCGAGGCCCAGGACGAACTTGAAAATTCCCGTCGGCCGGGGAGGACCGGGAAGAACCTCCCATTCGCTGATCAGGCTAGACCGACGAGGTGTCAATATCTGGGGCCGAGCGTCGCTAGCCAAACCTTCCGGTCTAGCCCAATCCAACAGAGCCAACACGAGCTTGGCATCCCTGCAGGACCTCCAAATCCACACTCGACCCAATATGCTGCGTGTCCCCCCGACTGATCCCGTCATGTGGATCAGAGGGCTTTCCAATGTGGCTTTCCACAAGTGGTGAATGTTAGCTGACCCACAGAGCAGCCCCACGCAGCCGAGGGGAACCCAAACCCTATATCAGAAAGGTGTGTAGGTCAAACGCAGATGGAATTTTTAATTTTTTGCATGGCGTACTTATGGGGTAAGGCTATATAGGCCGGAGGCGGGACTCCGGGTCCGCTGGAGGTTTCCCCGGTTCCTCTCCTCCTCCTCCTCCTCTTGATCCTGCCGCCTCCCGGCTCCCGGCTCCCGGCCCTGGCTGTGGAGGCCATCCCCGGCTCCAGCTAACGGCCCAGGCCGATCAGCTCACCCGAGCAGCCACCGGCCCACGCAGATCCAGCCACCGGCCACGCCGAGCAGGTGAAGGCCACGCCGAGCAGGGCCAGGGCCACGCCGAGCAGGGCCACGCCGAGCAGTGCCGGCCACCTAGCCTGCCGATCTCAGGCCACGCCGACCAGCAACCAGGGCCACGCCGAGCAGGGCCAGGGGTGAAGGCTGCGACCAGGGCGACGACAGGCCAGGGGCCAGAGCCGAGGCGGTGTTCCGTAGTCAAGAGTCTGCGGTACGCCTCCGGGCCAGGTCACAGGCCAGCAGATCCAGGGGCCAGGGCGAGCAGATCCAGGAGGGTTTGCGGTACAGACTTTGACAGCTCAATATGAGAGAGTAGAGGGAGTGGTTACTTCAAAGGGAAGGAGGGAACATGGACAAACCAACCAGGGCGAAAGCCCACACCGTTTACCACTCAGCCGAGCTAGTCGAAGCCACCGCAGCCGAGCCACTAGAGAGAGCAAAGCTACGCCTGGTATCGCAGCTCGCAGCACTCAAGCCAACCGACCAGCAAGACGAGTCGATGCTGGCACTCATCAACAACGTGATCGAATTGGGCAGAGGTGAATAACTCACCCTGACCCCTCCCCCCCCGCCTTCATTCTATCCGGGAGGCGGGGGAGTTTGCAGGGTAGGAGAAAGAGAGCAAATGAAGATGAGCTACGAAGTCAGCAAGGATGCGACACTAGCCAGCAAGACAGTGGTGGACACTGATAGCACTCGAATAGACGTTGCCGTTAAGCAATACAACGGGGGCGAGATAAAGGTGAGCATTGATCGAACCATCAAGACCAAGAAGGGAGAATGGAAGTTTGCCAAGCTGCGACGACTCGCAGCCGACGAAGTTCTCCCGGTGTGTGAAGGGCTGACCTGGGCAAGCACGACACTGGCAGCAGCCGCAGCCGCAGCCGCCTGACGTTGTGCCACTAGCTCAACGGACTGACTCCCCGTTGGGCTGGCTGACATAACGACGCGCCACCGCAGAAGGGAGAAACAACACGCATGAAACAATGCACACCAAGACAGGCAACACCGAAGGAACTGCTAGAGATCGCCCTGTGCTGCTCGACAGGTGGCCCGGATCTGGAGACAGTCCAGGGCCATCTTGAGGGCGCAGCAGTCGCAGCCTTCGACCACTACACCACAGACAGCCCAGGATATCAGGGGACAGTCTACGCGGTGATCTGGCCCGGAGGCCCGGAGTTGGTTAGCTCGTTTATCCGCAGCAAGGGAGCCGGGGCGATTGTTGAAGCCAGTGACAACCTGGACCTTGCTCTGGACGTTCCCGAGCTAGTCGAAGGGCTGGAACAGTCCGGGCTGAATGTCCATGTGATTGACGAGAACACGGACTTCTCCAAGCTGCCACCACTGAAGTGACAGACAGACACGGCCCCGGCTCACCGCCGGGGCCAGGAAGGAACGACAGTTGAACGGATTAGAGATCATCATACGAATCGTAACGCTGGCCCTTTGCTTTGCATCCATAGGGCTGCTCTAACCACAGGAGGAAAAGAGAATGGTAACCATACGAATCCAAACACACAACGATGCCTTCCAGGGCCACAACGGGTCAGCCCGAATAGAAGTGGCGCGTATCTTGGAGGAGTTATCGTGGAGACTGACTGCGGGAGCCAGGGGACAATCTCCCACGCTTCGCACCACAAAGCTGGTGGACTACAACGGGCAGACGGTGGGCCAGATCACAGTGACAGGTAAAGAGAAGCGGTGGCTGGTTTGAACGGCTACGCGCTGGTGTATTCACCGTGCCTCGTCTGTAAGCAAGTCATAGGGTACAACCCACACCTAGTCCCGAGCCTCAGAGTCAATGGGGTAAAGCAGCCAGTGTGCCGAAACTGCCTGGAGATTGCCAACAGGCGCAGAGAGAAGAACGGCGACACACCGCACCCGATTATGCCGGGAGCCTACGAGCCGATCAGGGAGGAGGAGCTATGAAGATAGGAGACAAGGTGAGATTCACAAGCCAGTGGTTGAGAAGCACCGGACAAATCATTGGGGAGATTCCATTCCTGCGTGGAGAGATCGTGCATTTGGGGGAGCTGTTCAGCGGGAAGCAAGTAGCGACGATTGACTTCAACTGGCTGAACTCACACGGCCCGGACGCGCACATCGTCCCACCGCAGCGCATGAAAGCCCTGACTTGTAACCTGGAAGTCGTAGGTTAAGCGCACCGCCTCTCCTGGCAGCAGGAGGGGCTAGTGGGCTGAATCAATGGCCCCAGAAAGGATAGGGATATATGGCAAGAGAAGTCGAGCAGAAGTGGGAGGTCGTTAGCTGCTACTCCGACCAGGAAGCGGTTGACGATGGTGTGCTGGTTGTCGTGACAGCAGAAGGGCGAGTGAACCGAGTCACCGCAGCCGTGTTCGCCAGGTACACAGAGCAGCTAGGCGGGGGAGTGGTGACGGACTGCACCAAGCTGTTGGGCGAGATCATACCCTTCATGGTAGCGCAGCCAATGGACAGGGAGTGGCGAGTCGCAGAGTGGGAGAAGGAGAAGCTGTGGCTGCTGCCAAATGAAGTGGACGGTTACACGCTGATGTTTCCAAGTGACTACTAAACAAGGAGGAAAAATGAGACCAATCTGTATTCCATGTCAAAGGATGTTCAAGGTCATTAAGAACGATTACTACTTCACGGAGGGGAGTCCAGCTATCCGTGGGACGAACCCAGGAATTGAGGAAAAGGAACGCTGGCAGCCGTACCGGATTTGGGCCGGGGACCAGTACAAATGCCCTGGTTGTGGTACTGAGATCGTGAGTGGGATTGGAGCAGGGCCACTGGGTATAAAGCACGAACCTGACTTCAAGGAAAAGCATGACACATTGGGCGCAGACAGACTTCAAGTGAACGGTTAAGCGCACCGCCTCTCCTGGCAGCAGGAGGGGCTAGTGGGCTGAATCAATGGTGTAAACATACACACCTATTTGATACAATGGGAGTAAGTGGTTATCAGGGAACAAACAACAACAACGAAAGGAGAAAATCGCATGGGCAAAACATCAGCAGTAGAGAGTGCCGTGGATCTGTTTGGGGAAGCCCCGACCATAGCCCCAAAGAAGGCCAAGGCATCGACCAAGGAGAGGGCTGTCGTCCAGTTCAAAGGCTTCGACTTGCTGGCAGCAGCAGGGATCGTGGAGAAGGCACTGGAGGACGTAAAGAAGCAGTTGATGGCAGCGATCAAGGAACTGGCTACCGACTACCTTGTCTCGCAAATGCTGGAGATCAAGACGAAGCCTGACAGTTTCACCGCAAGGGGTGAGCTGTCGAGTGGCTTGGTCAGTCTCAGGAAACGTGGGAGCCATCTTCGTGTCGCACCTGAAGCAGCAGAGGCTCTGATTGCAAAGGGAGTACCGATGGACATTCTTGAGAGTGTCCCGGAACGGCTCGTTATCAACCCGGAGATCCTGGAAGATCAGGAGTGTCTGCAAGCACTGGCAGAGGCCATCAAGGGCCACCCAAAGCTGGAATCCAAAACCGTCATAATGAAGCAGGAAGCAGAGAAGCACTACGCGGTGAGTGAGGACACAATCCCCACGTTGGCCCGGACAGCCAAGGATGCAGACGAGATCAGAAACTTCATTGGCAAGTTGTCCAGTGTGAGTGTGAGCCGTTTCATCATGGACGGTGAGAAGGACTCTGTTGTGCAAAAGAGGAAAGCACTGGAGATCCTGTTTGGGGAGGGTATCTTATAGTGAACTTCCCGGAGTGGCGGTATCTGTTTCCACCCAGACCAGAGGCAGCGGTGACGCATGACCTCATTGAAATGTACGAGCGAAAGGGATGGGTGGGACAGTACAAAAAGAATGGGACCTGTGCCGTTATCGGCATCGGTCCCGGCCATTCCTTCGAGTGGATGAACAGGCACAACAAAGAGCTGAAGTGGTCCCCCACGGATCGAGTCACAGGGATGCTGTGGGAGATATTCGGCAGCAATAGCTGGACAGTCCTGGTAGGTGAGCTGCTCCATTCCAAGGTGAAGGAGATCCGCAACAAGATTTACCTGTTCGACTACATCGTGCTAGAGGGTGAGTACCAACTAGGGACCACATTCGCAGAGCGCGAGAAACTTCTGAAGGAAAGGTTTGAGCCATACATCGGAGCAGAGAGCGAGTCACACTGGCTGGCAAACGAAGATGTGTGGCTGGCTAAGACGAAGCTAGGGAGCCTGTCGCACATCTTCAAGGGTATGCACAGGCCAGAGGATGAAGGGCTGGTGTTGAAAGATCCCAACGGCAAGCTGAGAGACTGTGAGCGAGAGAAAACGAATGGACACTGGCAAGTTAAGGTAAGGCATCCAAGGACCAATTTTTCGTGGTGAAAGGAAGGATAGGGAATGATTCTGAGACAAGACGAGAAAAGTTTACTAGAGGATCTGCAAGCGGATACGGACTTGCAACAGATGATGAAGCTCGGCCCGGACGGAAAGGGCCACGTTGACCATTGGGTCAGCTATTACGCCTGTGAGTACACCGACTCCATTGGCACAACCGATGCCAGGGTGTACGAGATCCTGAACGCGATCAGCCAGGGTGAGGATTTTGAGATTGAGGGAGAGGAACGGGAGCCGTATGCCTGGGAGAATCCGATGAACACCTTCGAGCAGAACAAGCGCGAGTATCAGTTGAGCTACGGCCCCGAGACTTACTTTGAAGCAGGGGAGGAGGAACTATGATGCGACAGGCCATGATAGCCGCCGGGAAAATCTCCAAGCTGGAAACTGCGCTAAAAGAGCATGGTGGAAAGGGTGATACCGAGATCCTGGACGCGCTGCGGGAGCTACATCGGTACATCGTGCTGGTGGAGCGGAACTGTGACGAAGTGGAGATCGTAGCGAACAGACGAAGATTCCACCCATTTTAAGAAGGGAGCCAATATGAGCAATTTGCCACCAGGAGTGACAGTGGGAATGATCCCCGGCAACAGGCCGTGGGATCTTGAGATCGAGAAGCTGTGGGATGAATTGGATGGGATGATCCAGACGTTCCTGACCAACAGTGAGATCGTGGACAAAGCCGACATACCTCAAGTGCTGCGAGACTTGGTGGAGTCCTACGAGAAACAACTGCCAGGAGATTACAAGGAAGTGCAGGAGATCCTGGATAACGGACGACCACATGGAACCCACCCAACGATGGGCGAGTGTGGGTGTGACGAGTGCGAGAGGTACGACTACATCTTTAACCAAAGCAAAGTCAACCGTTGCCGATTCTGCGGTGAGATCCCGGAGGATTGTGAGTGCAGCAGAGGGAGGAAAGAATGAATCTATTACACAGAGCAGTTTTCGCAATCAGGCATTGTATGACAGGGGACGAAGGCCACTACCACCTGGATCAAATGAAGATCACCAAGCACGTTGCCCAGGCCACGAATGGATGGATAGCCGTGGAGGTCCAGACCAACGGTGAAGATCCGAACCTGTTCCCCTCAAAGTCGGCAGGAATGAAAGCAATCACTCCAGTGGCCGACGATGTGGAGGAGATCCGGATCTCGAAAGAGACAGCCGATGGGATCTTCAAGGCACTACCGAGGAACGGGCATCTGCCCGTTTTGCAGAACGCTATGGTGGGAGCCGATGGTGAGGATTCTGTGATTGCGGTGACGGACCTGGACAGCAGCAGGATCTTCAGAGCGCACGGCCCCTCCGGGAACTTCCCGGACCTGGATGCTGTGAGGCCCAAACAGGAACCAGTGGCAGCGTTTTTCATGGACGCATATCTCCTGAATGAGTTGCTGAAAGTGATACGAGACTTCAAGGGCATCAAACGGCAGGAGTCCTGTTTGCTGTTTGAGGTCTACGAGAATGATCTCAAGAAGGGCAACTTACCTATCTCAGTTCATGCGAAGAATGAGACAGGCCAGAAGCTGAGAGCCTTAGTCATGCCGATGCACGGTGAAAATGCTGACGACTTCCGATTCCTGAGTGAGAAGCAGATTGAAGCGCAGCAGAAGGCAGCGAAGGAGGCAGAGGAAACAGCAGCACTTGAGGAAGCGAAACGACAGCATGAGCAGCAGCAGGAAGCAGAGAAGGAGGAGGAGCCAGAGGACGCGCTCCAGGAGCTGGCCGACAAATACCCAGGCCCGACGAGTCTGCCAGGAGTTGAATAGCAACCACGCTCACCTTGGAGGGTGGGCGTTGTGGCTAGTCAAGGTGATTAGTCAATAACGAGTGGAAAGGACGGGACCATGTTTACAGTCACTTACAAAGGGTTTCCAGTGAACTGCGACTCGGCAGCAGAAGCAGTTGAGTTTATTGATGCTGCTGACAGGCCGACGATCCAGGCCGAGATCCAGACCAGGCCCAGGGCGACAACCAGGAAGGCGACCAAGAGGAAGGCGACCAAGCCTGACAGGGCAGAGAAAAACAAGCGCAACGCTGCGGCGCGAGCTGCTTACCTGGAGAAGCACCCAGGAAAGGCGCAGCCAGCGACAGAAAAGGCGCAGCCAGTGACTTCGACAACCTCTCGCCTGGAAGCACTACCGTCGAAGGAGTTGCTGCTCAAACGGCAGGAGCAGATGGTTAAGCCGACAGGCCGGGGGAAAGGAAGCCGAGCCAATACTGGACAGGCTGTGATTGACACACTGAAGCGCAGCCCATCACCGTTGACACTGGATGAGATTGACACGGACCTGGAGAAAAGCGGATGGCCGTACAAGGGAACAGACCGCAAGGGCGCGATCCGGGCGACCCTGGCACGGCTGAAAGCCAACGGAACGGTGTCGGTTCAAAAGAAGGGTACGGGCATAGATACCATGAAGATGTTTCGGTTGGAGCGCACCAACGGGGACACACCATCGCCAGTAGAGCAGGTGTTGAACGGTCCCACCAGTGAAGAACGAGCAGAGGCTGACTCATCAGCAGCAGCAGAAGCAGAAGCAGCAGCAGAAGCAGAAGCAGAAGCAAAGACAGAGCAACCGTATCGTTTCTAGGGCAACTACGCTCACCTTGGAGGGGTGGGCGTAATGGCTCTAAAACAAAAACGTGCGAACACTGGAGGAAAACAATGGGTGACAGAACATGGGTGAATTTGAAGTGTCGGAAATGTGACCTGATAGCGGTCAAGACGATCATCGACGGACCACCACCTTGGCATACTGACGCGCCAGATCCGTTTGATGAGGTCCTAGAGGAAGATGAGCTGTGGATTGAGGGTCAAATCCACGAAGCCAATTACGGCCTTTACGGACCTATGGAGGAGCTAGCCGAAGCGGGGATTCCCTTCGTTGCATCAAGTGGAGCTGGAGGAGACTATGGGCCAGCGATTATAGCCTGTGACGGAAAGCGGATGTTTCACCTGGGCTCCTCATGGGACGGCTGGCCGTTTGTCGAGATCAACAAGAACGGTGACTTTATGCCCAAAGGGATCATGCAGCGAATCCGGGAGTATTACATCATCGTGTCGGACGCGGAGCGAATCATTGAGGAGCCGCAGCAGAAAACCGCCCCGCAGCAGGAACCCGAGCCACCTTACGCCCACCAGGATGCCGGGATCGTCCGGGAAGATCATGCCGACGACAAACCGGAGCTGCGGTGGCGACCTGAAAAGTGCGAAGGCACTATTGACAAAGGAAAACCGTGTCCCAACACGATCAAGGAGTCCGAAAATATGTGCCAGTGCTGCGGTCTGTATTTCTGTGACACTTGTTGGGACAAGCATGACGACTGTGAGCCGTGTTCTGACTGTGGGCAAATCCACATTCACAGTTCTTGTCCAGCGAGTCCAGCTTGAAAAAGAAGAAGCCGAAGCAGGAAGATGTGTTTCTACCCTACTGGTTGGACGTTCAAAAGCAGTTGAAGACCAAGTTGTATGACACCACGACAACAATGACAGCTCTGGATATGGTCAAACGAACCGCGTGGTTGATCTGCTGCTTTACGGCAGCGGTGTTGATTAGTGGGAGGAGCTGCGGGATATGAAAAGGGCTGCGATTTACGCCAGAGTGTCCACGCTGCACCAGGATGAAGGGATGCAGATAGCTGACCTCCGGGAGCTGGCGAAGCGACACAAGTGGGAGATCGTGACTGAGTACATTGACCGGGGTGTGAGCGGTAAGAAGGAGTCTCGGGCCGAGTTGAATAAGCTGATGAATGACGCGAAGCGCAAGAAGTTCGATGTGGTGATGGTGTGGAAGTTTGATCGGTTTGCCAGGAGCATGAAGCATTTGGTCACAGCCCTGGAGGAGTTCCGTGTCCTGGGGATTGATTTCGTGTCCCACCAGGAGGCTGTGGATACAGCAACGCCGATGGGGACAGCCATGTTCGGAATGATTGCGGTGATGGCTCAGTTCGAGCGAGAGCTGATCCGTGAGCGCGTGATGGCTGGACTAGAGAACGCGAAACGGAAAGGGATTCAACTCGGCCGGCGGGAGACTCGATTCGATGTGAATGAAGCGATCCAGATGAGGAGAGAGGGGAAGTCCTGGAGGGAGATTTCCAAGAAGTTGGGAATATCAAAAACAGTTGTCTACCGGCGATTGACAGGGGGTATGTGATTAAATACTTTTAATGGTGAGTGGTTCACCAGGGAATGTTAGCGATAGAGAAGAAAGGATAGGGAATGAACAACGTAATCAATCTTCCGTTGGAGAGTATCATCCTCTCCAAGACAAATCCGCGAAAGCACTTCGACCCGGAGCAGCTCACGGAGCTGGCCGAGAGCATCAAGGCTCACGGAGTGCTGCAACCGATCTTGGTTCGACCCAACGGCAAGAAGTTTGAGCTGGTCGTCGGGGAGCGTCGAGTCCGGGCCAGCAAGGAAGTCAAGGTCAAGACCATCCCCGCAATCAGCCGAGAGCTGACCGACCAAGAGGCTGTTGAACTTCAGTTCATCGAGAACCTCATGCGCGAAGACCTCAAGGCGATTGAGGAGGCTAGGGGATATCAGTACATGATCGACAAGCTCAAGTACACCGCCGAAGGGCTGGCCGAGAAGATCGGCAAGAGCAAAGCCTACATCTATGGTCGGCTGAAGCTGGCGAACCTGTGCAAGAAAGGCCAGGAGGCATTGGAGGAGGAAGTAATCTCTAACTCCATAGCCCTGCTGGTAGCCCGTATCCCTGGTGATACCAACCAAGAGAAAGCCATTGAGGAGATTGTAGAGGGACAGTACGGCGACGAAATAATGAGCTTTCGAGAAGCCAAGGACCACATCGAAGAACACTTCATGATCCGACTCAAGGGATCTCTGTTCTCCACCAAGGATGAAAAGCTGACCGAAGCGGGATCTTGCACGGCCTGTCCCAAGCGAACCGGGAATCAGAAGGATCTCTATCCTAATACCAGTGCAGACGTATGCACGGACCCGGGGTGCTTCCGGGCCAAGGAGGAAGCCCAAAAGCTGGTACTGGTGCAGAAAGCTGAGGCCGAGGGAAAGACTGTCCTGTCGGGTAAGGACGCTTTGAAGCATATGCAGTACAACGAAGTGAAGCATAACAGCACCCTGGTCCCCCTCTCGAAACAGAGTTGGCAGGGCGGCGGCAAGGGTCGGACCTACGGAGAACTGCTCGGCAATAAAACTCCTGAAATCACACTCATTGAAACCCCCGGTGGCTTGGTCCCTACCGTGAAAAGATCGGAGGCCGAGGAGATCATTGGTAAGAAATTCAAGTGGGCGCGGGATGCCAAAGCCGACAAGGAGAAGGAGAATCTCAAAGGGAAGAAGGACAGGGAAAAGAAGGCTATTCAGACCAAGGCTTTCAAGGAAGTCCTGGTCCTGGTCGCTGAGAAGGCCAAGAAGCTGATTGCCACCGACGACTACTGGCTCTTTCTCGCTAAGGCCATTATTGAGGGTATCTGCAACCACGACCAAATTGCGGTCCTCGTCAAGCGACGAGAGATTGACTTTAGCAAGTGCGAACGCCAGTACGGAGGGGTTGATTACCAGAAGGCTGTGATCCGACACCTGGAGAACTCTGGCGGGGCCGAGCGACGAAGCTTGATTGCCGAAATGCTGGTGCAGCGGAGCGGTGATCGGGATTGGGAAGGGAACCTTAGTTCCACCTACACGGATGCGTGCGAGATCTACGGTATCGACCGAAAGATGGTCGAAGCTGCTGCGAAACGAGACCAGGGCAAGAAGGCCAAAAAGCAAAACAAGCAACCACTACTGGAGGGAAAATGAAAGGAAAATTCTACCAAGGTCGAAGGCGAGATAACTCTATTGTTGTTCATGTGAAGGAGGAGCGTGGTACATGGTTCAAACCGTTGCCCCATATTTCGTACCACTCACCGGATGGATTTGAGTGGGGGTATGGCGGCAGCGGTCCTGCGGATCTGGCTCTGGCTATCCTGACTGACTTCTTTAATGAGAAGCCACACGAAGTCCGGGCGGAGGCACGGAAAGGCCGTGCGCTTGAGGTCCCATCATCGGCGGTCCACTTCCACCAGCAGTTCAAGGAGAAGTTCATTGTGGGGTTACCGAAGGCCGGTTGGAAGATCACAGAGGAGCAGATCAAAGAGTGGATTGCCAAAGAGATCGGTGCGCTGTGCAAGGACTGTAAGCGGGGAATGTACGAGTCGGATGGTTGCCGTAAATTTGTGATCCCGATGAAGAATGGGACCACAGTTGATCCGATCAAGCACGGAAAAGAAACGAGAGCGGATTGGGGTCGTGATGGGCATCGTTGCCATGATTGCGGAGCGAAGGTTGGTCACTATCATCATCCTGGGTGTGACGTTGAGGAATGTCCAGGGTGCGGTGGGCAGCTGATCGGCTGCGAGTGTGTGCTGTATGACGAAGACGAAGAATCTATTGCATAAAGACTCCCCGAAGCCTGGGAGCGACGGTCAGATGGGTTGGTGGTATGAAATCATCCCACTGACCTACGACCACTACAAGATCATCCTGACGGATGGTCATTTCGTTGACGATGGCTGGTGATACGACGATCTGTTGTCAGCGGTCGCTGGCTTCGCTGCGTTTAATCCCGAAACGATGGACGAGCCTGAAGGGTGGATGAGGAATTTCACAACGGGTCGTCGTCGCCCTGGTGGAGATCCAACCAAAGAGTACGTTCACCGATAATCGTGAAGACTAACATTCCCCCGGCGCGAAGCGCGCCGGTCCCACGCGCAGCGCGCGGGACTGATTAACCAGCCTCTTCCGGAGGCTCGTCAACGACCTCGGCTGCAGCCGGTTCCTCTGATCGGGTGGATTTTCCCAGGAGGACCGCAGCTTCCTGCATGAGCCCATCCTCCATCTTCCGGTGTTGGCTAGTCATGCGGGAGTACCGATCCAACCAACTCTTGAGCTTATTACTGAACAGCCTCTCCTCGAGTAGGTTGCGATCAAAGCTCTCTTTTTGCTCCAGCATCATCCGGGAGAGGCTGTCAACATCTTGCTGGTCGTGGAGCTGGTCCGATCGATCAGACTTCACAAGGGCCTGTTCGGGTTTAGGGTCATCTACCATAAGAATCCTCCATAGTAGTTTTGAGATTTTGCGGGTAAGCCAGGATCTTATCATGCCTAGAATGCTACCTTTCTTTCATGGTTTTCATCGAAGTATTTCTCCAGGGGCCAGAGGCGGTAGAGGAGGAGACCGCGGCCGAGCTTGATGCGGATCCGCTTCTTCATGCGCCGATAGCCATTCCAGGTGAGCATCAGCTCATCACGACAATCAACAGGCTTCTTTCTATGTTTGACCCTCATGGTGAACAGTTTGAGCTCGACAGGGGTGAGGACATGGGAGGCAACGGTATGGAAGTCAAAGAGGAAGTCCTGGAGGGTGAGGTCCTCTGCGAGAAAGGTGGGATCAGCTTCGAGGATAGCTTCATACTGGCAGAAGCACTCGACGAAGATGTGGGCCGCAGCGTCGTTGGTAACCCTAAGAGGTTTCAATCGTCAATATCATCCAGGAGGTGGGCGAGTTCATCTTCGAGTGGAACGGCTTCCTCGAAGGGGGTGTCAATGACACCCGTGTCGGCCTGGTCCTGTGTCGGCGCCACTTGGTTGGGTGGTTCCGATATTGGCGATTGGTCCTGTTGGTCCTGGTTAATTTTATGCAAAGAAAAGAGGGTGGCAGAATCGTCTATTTTCTCAGTTTCGACGAGTAATTTAGAGAAGAAATCAATGAAGTCTTCTTGATTCATAGCTTTACGAGAAAACAGGGCAAAAATGGTGAAAGGGAAAAAAGAGCTTTCACCATTTTTTAATCGTTGATTCTAAAGCAATAAGAGTCATAAAAGGGGGTGGTGAAAGAGGGGGGGTGGTAACTCTCTTATACATTTCCTTTTATTAATTAATTAATTTGTCTACAGAAAGTTAATAGAGAGTTAGGGGGGTCCTTTCACCATCGTCGTAAGTCCAGTGTTTTCATATAATAAAAATGGTGAAAGGCCGGTGAAAGGGTGAAGCTGTGGCTACGAGATGAAACAGCACCACCAGTTACAGGCCAATAATATCCGGATTCAAATAAATACTTTAATGAAACCCTATTCACCCTTTCACCAAAGCAGTTGGGTGAAAGCTGTTTGGTTAAAGTTTTAATTTGGACTCGTAAATTATTCAGACCCTTTTTAGCCATTTCCCTCTATTATCTTTATGCAAAGAATCTGCATTTATACAGTGATCCAGTTCATCTAACACTCCCACTCTACTTTCTTCCTAACACTCCCCTTCGACAGCTTCCTTCCCTCCATCACAACAGCCCTCTGTGTAGCCACAATCCCGGCAGAACAACTTACGGCCGATCAGCTTGGTCGATGCACCGCAGAACGCGCAGTTGGGCTTGGGTGTACGTCTAACATTCCCGCTGTCGGTCCCTCCGCGCCTAAATGCTTCTTCGACAAACTTCAGATCACTTTCGGTCACATCAACACCTCTAACAGTCCCTTGGTCCCTCTTCTGAACATGGATGCTTCTAACAGCCCCCACGTTTGAGTTCCCTCTGCGAAGGCCACATCGCTAACATTCCCTCTGCCCCACTCGTTGGGTCTTTTTCCTAACATTCCCTCTTTGGTATCGAGGCCGATCTGTTTACTTACTAACAGTCCCTCTGCCCCACTCGTGGGTGCGGTCCTTTTCCTAACACTCCCTCGTCTGGGTCTATGCCCAACTCTCTCAACTCGGCGCGGATGGGCCGCAGGTCAATCTCCCACCGCCACATTCGGCACTGGCAGCAGAATAGCCTGTAGCCTTCCCTCGATCCGTGGACCTGGGTGATTTGATGGTCGTAGTTCTGTGGGCAGACTCCGAGGCTGATCATACCGTCCTCCATATCACGACGATGACACTGAGGAGGAAGAGGCCCCAGGAGAGCAGCAAGATGATCTTGATCCGGTCACCCACTCGGTGAGCCTCCTGTCTCTAACATTCCCCCCTCTTCGACTCGTAGATATACATTCTGAGTCGGAGCCGTGATTCGTCTTTGGCGTGACCCAGGACGCTGCTATCCGTTTCCTCATCCCCGACAAAACACCGTGCCTGAATGAAGATTTTTTTATCGTCTTTGTCGACAGCCCACCAGGTCCCCATCTTCAGCGGCCAGGACGGACACAGCTTCCAGCCGGTCCACTCAACGTGCCAGCCTTCCTCTATGTGAGCTGTGGCCTTGAAGGCTCGTTCGCTCATAGTTCCCTCACCGGCCTGGTCTTGGCAATGATCTCGTAATCCTTTTGGTCGATATCGGAGAGGTCGTGTCGGTAGGACCAGGCATCGGACTGAAGGCGAACACCATCCTGGGACGCTCGTATGTTTTTGAGTACGACACACCAAATAGGCCCCTTCTGAGTAAGGTGAGGTTCGTCCTCAGCCCGATCAAACCTTTCCTGCTCCTCCTTGGTAATGTCCCCGAGCTGGCATTTCTCCCGCAGCCGATCGGTCCAGGTTTGGAAGTTCACTGTCATGGACTCGATCCCTCCAAAGTCATCCTCAATGATTTCGAGGGCAGCTGCGGTTGCCATATTCAGGAGCTGCGCAGCCTCGTCGTCGGTACACTCACAGACCTCCCTGGCGAGAAGGGGAGAGATGACCTTCTCCAACTGCTCAAGGCGTTTATGGTTCTCGCGGATCTCGGCCATGAATCGGTTGAGCAGCTCGTCGAAGGCGATAGGATGATACTGGTCACTCATTGAGCCACCCATCGAGTCGGGGCGTTCTGCAACCTTACGATATGAACACCTTTTTCTGGAAGTTCACCGCGCACATTTTGACCCAATGAAATACCGAAATCACCGTTGCACCATTCACCGTGACCGACCTTACACACCGGACACTTACCCCAGGTGGCGCGCTCATCGTAAGTTAGATCTTTGACTCCTCTCTCACCCATCAGGCTGATCCTCCTCTGGCGGGGCCAGGGCCCTGGCGTTCCAATCCTGTACTTCAATGAATCCGTCATAGACAGACCTCTCGATGCCGCGCTCGATGAAGTGCCGAGCCACATCTCCGGGCGTTTTACCAAAGTAGCCAAGGGAGGCAAGGTCCTCAAGGTAACCCACCAAACGATCAGGGATCTTCATGCTACTCATACTTGACCACCCAACGGTCTTTCTCTCCACAGTC